ACAGGAAACACGGCAAATAAGTATTCATCCGACCTTTCAACACAAAGGGGGAATTTGGATGAGCTTTCCAAAAATGCTCAAAACTTCATTGTTGGTCAGTCGTTGGCGAATCAGTCGGAAATAGACGCGTTAAAAAATATGCTGTATTCATTGAATGTGGAGCTTTTATTGAATCCGACAACGTGGCAATCAGAAGGTCCGAAATGGATGCAGGTTTACCCGCGTACTGGCTCATTCGTTTTATTTGAAACAGCTGAGGCGTTCCCATTAATTGAAATTACATTTGATTTAAGCACCGTCAACAATCAATCGAAATGACGCAGGACTTGTATCTCAATGGCGTGTTGATGGACACGGATTCAAATACTGAAATTTCGTTGACCATTCAGGCGAATAAAATCGGTGACTTGCAGAACCGTTACGGAAACTTTGCGCCAAAATTTACCCTTCCATACACGCAGAACAACAAGTCAGCAATCGAACTTTCACACGTGGTAACGTCAGCAACAAACTTTCCTTACCGATATGCTCGATGCGTTTACGTTGAGAATGGCGTTGAGCTTATTTCTGACGGCTTGGCGACTATTGATAGCTCTGGAAGCGATAATTTTTCGGTAACGATAATGGATGGAAACGTTGATTTTTTCAAGGCCATCGAGAATTTGACCGTTGGAGAACTTTACGCAGACGACGACACGTTTTTTTGGACAATTTACGAAGCGATAAACTCGCGCGTTGGAAATGATTATTTCACTTTCCCAGTTGTAGATTGGTACGATAACGACGGTTACTTTTTGGACGGGAAAATTGATACCGAAAAAATGATTCCGGTTGCAATTGTGCCAGATATGATGACACGTTTGCAGGAAAAAATTGGGTTCACGTTCTCGGGGAGCTACATTGGGAGCGACGAATTGGAACAGGCTCTTTTAACGCCAGATGAATTTAAGTTGGATGCAGAGGATGTGGCAGACCAAGAAACCTACTCGAAAGCATTGGTAACCGTTTTAGCTGGAACTTATCCAATTGCCTACTTATTCCCCATTCGTCGCCCTATTTCTTCAAAAACTTCGCTTTCTATGCGGAATTAGGTTGACAATGGAATTGTTTAATTATATATTTAGGTTGTTGATTGAACCAGTAGTGTATTACAGAACTGGTGTTGCAAAATTCGCAAGTTGCCGATCAATACAAAATATTCACGATGGCAAACCAACATGATTGGGTAACGTGATGAGAAAGGGAAAATTGAAATGCCTAACCCTTATCCCCTAGATACAGTGCGGTATTAGCGCATAGACAAAATGCAAAGTGTATCAGTGAAGTCTGACAGCTTGGAAAGACAGGCAATTTTAGAGAGTGAATAGAAGCAGAGAGAAAAATTAAAAGTAGTTCGAAATGCTTTTAATATAATCATCAAAGTGGGTTTAGCTCAGTTGGTTAGAGCTGTCGCTCGGGCGATGTATTGCATTGGTTCAAGTCCAATAACCACAAGTTCACTCTACTAAAGTTAAATCATGGAAAGTAAAACAGCTAGGTGCTGTACCTGTTTGCTAAACAGTTGGTGTTTTACCGCATGTGTTTCGATTACACTGCTTTCCGCAATTTTATTGCCGTGTAGCTCAGTTGGTAGAGCAGTGGATTGTTACTCCATTGGTCGTAGGTTCGAAACCTACTTCGGCAGCCATATTTAGATAGCCCCATCATTTACGTGTTGGGGCTTTTTATTGCTATAATCACTAAAACATAATGAGATTAATGTCATGGCAGTAGATTCAAAGCATCCGCTATATGTGGATAACCTGTACAGATGTAAATTGGTTAATGATGTGTGTGACGGTAGCCAGTCGATTAAAAATATGGGCGTGCAGTACCTTCCTGTAGTTAATGCGTGTGCTACTGACGCAGAAAACATTGCATACAACGACTCATACCGTCAACGTGCCGTGTTCTTTGAAGTCACGAAGGATACACTACAAAGTCATGTAGGTTTAGCATTCAGTGAAGATCCGACATTCGATCCTGATGGATTAGATTTCTTAAAAAACAATGCTGACGGTAACGGCAAATCAATCTATCAGTTGAATCAATTGGCACTAGAAGGTTTATTGCGTCAAGGTCGTGGTGGATTCTTTGTAGACTTTCCTGTTGTCACTGGAACAATGTCACAGGCTGAAATTGAAAGACTTAATATCCGTCCGTCTGTTGTCTACTATCCATCATTAAACATTATCAATTGGGATAAACGAAAGGTCGGCGGTGTCTATAAAAACTCATTAATCGTGCTGCATGAAGTTGCTGAAAAACGAGATGAACAGGACGAGTTCCAATTCAAAAAATTCAATCGCTATCGTGTGCTTCGACTAGAAGAAAACAATGTCTACTCAATTCAGGTTTATTCTGATGAGTCAGGATCAATCGTAGCGGATGAGCGCGTGTATCCAAATAAAAAAGGCGGTGCGTTCTTTGATGAGATTCCATTTATTCCGCTGGGTTCACAGGTAAATGATTTCTCAATTGATAGTATTCCGCTTGAATCATTAGCTTTGATGAACCTTGCCCATTATAGAAACAGTGCAGAATATGAAAATAGTGTATTCATTTGTGGGCAGATTCAGCCTGTAATTTCAGGATTAAGTGAGGAATGGCGCGACCATTTAGAAAAGTCTGGTATTAAATTAGGATCATTCAGTCCTTTGACATTGCCTGATGGTGGCTCATTCCAATTCGCACAAGCTGAGTCAAACATGGTCGCACGTGAAGCCATGAAAGATAAGTTTGACTACATGCAGGCTCTTGGGGCAAAGGTCCTAGATAAAACCACAGCAAATAAGACAGCTACACAGGTGAATGAAGAAGCAGCTACACAGCATAGCGTTCTATCATTGTGCGTATCGAATCTAAACGAAGCATCTGAATACTACTTGAAATGGTGTGCAGAGTTCGAAGGGCGCGGATTTGATGCCAAGTTCAGTATTAAACAGGACTTTGCGCGTGGTGAAATTGGATTAGAGGAACTCAAATTCTATTATGAATTGGTTGTTAGTGGTGACTTATCTAAGCAAACATTCCATGAAATCCGAACAACTGGCAAGGTTCCTGAAATTGATCGTGAAGAAGAACAAGCGCGGATTGATCTTGAAGGTGGGATTAGCTAAATATAAGTTGCAATATATATTTAATTATTTATACTAATAGTTAAGTCATCTATGTTGGTGGCTTAACTTAAAGGTGTGTGCTATGGATTTAATAAAAGAATTGGGGTTAGAGAAGTGTAAGGCGATTGTGGATGGTGCGCCTGCAATAGCAAATTTCTACATACCAAGTAAAGCTGGTTACACGCGAATGGGGAGTGTCTTGCTTGATGGCGCAATAAGTCTTAATGACCTCCGCACCGCAATTGCTAACCATGAAAAATGTCAGCATGAATGGAATGAAACCACAAGCAATGGAGATGCTTATAGGTTCTTTGTTTGTAAGCATTGTGATAGCACACAAAATTATGTGCCTTTTTAGACTGATAACTGCACTGACATTAAAAACCACATTAGCCAAAATACAAAGGTGATTGAGAGATGAGTGATTTCGAAAAGGTGCTAGACGAATACAAAGAGCAAACAAAGCCCATGTGTGAGGCTTTAGGCTGTATTGAGTTGCTAGATGATTTCCTTGTTGATATAGAGCTGTCCAGAGCTCAATACCATCATTTTTATCAAGCAGGCCAACAATCCCAACAAGCAAAGATTGATGAGCTTGCGAAAGAATTAAGCACAACCAAACAAGTTTTGCATAATGTCATTGATATGGAGCGAGCAAAGAAAATTGAACTTGAGAAAAAAATTAATGCCAATAAAGAGAAAATATCTTATGCGCTTAAACATAATGGTCGCTGCAATGAAACAACTATTCGTGTATTAGAGGGGATTTTAAATGACCAATCCAATTGAACAACTTGGCGGGTATGATGAGGCTAAAGCATTTCTTAATGCTGCGTCTTACACAGTGGATGAGCTGATCATGATGCAGAGATCTGGACTTCGACCTCAGCATGTGGAGAAAGCCCTCATCGAACACCGCAGACAGCATAATATTTATGAGGAAGGCGACTGGATTATTTATGATGATGATCTAATGGTTTTTGCTATGTGGTCTAAACATCATAATGAGTATGCTTATATTGGATACGCTAATGCTGATGATGGTGCTCTTGAGCACAGATCTGCATTCCGTCATGCTACTGATGAAGAAATAGCACAAGGATATCGGGATGAATAGTGAATTTGCTTTAGGATTTCTGTTTGGGTTCGCAGTGTCTTGCTTGATATTTTCTTTTACTGGAATCAAAAGCATATTTTAAATATTTGGATATATATCTATGATAGAAAAAAACATGATTGACGCATTGGTTCAACATCAAGCCAATGCGTACCGATTAAATACTGGAGAGTTTAACAACCTTTACGCTTTATTCCGTAAAGAATCAAACAAAGTATTCAATCAACTTTTAATCTTAATGCTGGATTTATCCGATGCTGAAAAGACGGCATTAAGTCAAGGTAGATATACAACAAGTGATCTTAAAGAAATCAAGACGCTATTTGATGATTTATATTCTAGTGTTGCTACTACAGTATCCGATACTTTTGCATTAAGCGCAGTATCTTATGCTTTATACGAAGCTAATTTTACAGCTAAACTTTATGGAGAATCGGTAGATTTAACTGGTGAATCAATTGTTAAAAATGCAACCAAGACACCACTATCAACTGGTCAATTGGTTGATGACGTATGGAAAGACTTAGCTGAAAAAGTGCGTAAAAAGGCAATGTATACGGTTCGGCAGGGCATTGTTAATGGTAATACCACACAGCAGATTGTTAGTGAGCTGAAAGGTCGTAAAGTTGGTGGTGAATATGTAGGAGGCATTGTAGAGCAGTCTAGGTCGGCACTTGAGTCGAATGTTAGGACGCTGCGAAGTCATGTTGCTAACAGTGCGATGCAGGATACGTTTGATATATTGGGGTATGAGTATAAAAAGTTTTTGGCGACTATTGATGGGCGAGTGAGCAAAATCTGCGCGTCACTAGATTCTAAAGTGTGGAAATCAAACGATCCAAATCTTAGACAGCCACCATTGCATCATAATTGCCGTTCAATATTGGTTGGCACTGACAAAGACGGATCAATGTTAGGAAAACGTCCATTTGTTGAAGACAATCGACCAGTCAGTAAAATTCCAAAGTCAGAACGTGAAGGAATTATCGGGCAGATTGATGCTAATACTTCATTTCCACAATGGTTTAAAACGGCTGATTCATCATTTCAATTGGAATGGTTGGGCCCTAAACGGCTAAAACTCTATCAGGACGGGAAATTTACACTAGACAAATTTATTGACCCACTTGGGAGACAGTACACTTTGAAAGAATTAAAGGCATTAGATAGTGCTGTGTTTAAACGACTCGGTTTATGATAAATATAAGCACCTCCACAGGTGCTTTTTTAATGCTATAATTTTGCGACAAACTAGTAGGATTTAATCATGAGTAATTCAGAACAGAAGATCGAACAAGAAATTCAAGAAAAAGGCTTAAATGCACCACGCTTAACGCCTGATTATATTGATTCAATTATTGTTGATCAATATTACTTTAAAGCATCTGATGCGCAGTGGGGAGCTGACCCAAACACTACTGCTTTAATCGGCATGCACAAGCAATTAGAAACCCTAACCTTTTGTGTATTGATCTTAAAAAATGGCTTCACTGTCACAGGTGAGTCAGCATGTGCAAGCCCTGAAAATTTCGATGCTGAAATTGGTAAAAAGATTGCCTATAAAAATGCACGTGAAAAAATTTGGCAACTGGAAGGTTATTTATTGAAAGAAAAGCTCCATAGTAAATAATACAGAATAACAGTGAGCCGCCTATATGGTGGCTTTTCTTTGTCTATGTATTTTATGCTATAATTTCCCTACAAATATTTTAACGCAGGGCGTTTAAATGAGCTTAACCTATAAAGTTGCATCGTTGGACGATGTAGATGAATCATTACGAAATCTTTATGAAGAAAAAGACGGTGAATTTGTCTTAAAAGTTGCAGGCCTTCCAGAACAAGAAGATGTATCTGGATTAAAAGCCAACTACGCTCGACTGATGGATGAAAAGAAAGAACAGCAACGACTTGCTCGTGAAGCTCAAGCTGAAAAAGATCGTTTAGCAGAAGAAGCAGCGCGTAAGACTGGCGACATTGCTACACTTGAAGCATCGTGGCAAGCAAAGTTCCAAGATCGTGAAGCGCAGCTTTTAGCAGAAGCAAAGTCTCATCAAGACAAAGTATTAAAACTAACCGTTGGCAGCGAAGCGCAGAAGTTAGCGCAGAAGTTAGCAGTACAAGGCTCTAGTGATGTGCTATTGCCACATATTAAACATCGGTTATACTTGAAAGATGATGGGTCGGTGGGTGTATTGGATTCGCAGGGCGGATTAAGTGCAGCATCACTCGAAGACCTAGAAAAAGAATTTCGTACAAATGCAGCTTTTAAACCTTTATTGGCTGCGGATTGCGGAAGTGGTGGCGGTGCTACTGGTGGTTTTGGCGGCGGGGTCGATAAAAAACCAAATGAATATACAGTGTCGGAGATGAAGGAACTTCGTTCTCGAAATCCTGAACTATTTAATAAACTATTCCCATTAAAGTGAGTTTAAAACATGGCTACATTAGAATCGGTCTTTGACCGTGATCTATTACTCCGCACCACTAATGCCAATCCTGAGCGCCTAACACCGTTTTGGACTTCTGGTGCATTTGCATCTGATGGTAAGATTGCACAGTTAGTTTCGGCTGGTACTGATACTTTCACCGTCCCATACATCATGGATATTGATGGCGACTTAGAAGCAAACTACAGCAATACGATTTACACCGACATTGCAATGCCTCGTTCAATCGAAGCTGGCAAAATGAGTGGTCGTATGGCTTATCTAAATGAGCACTTCTTAGAATCTCATTTAACACGAGCTTTGGCTGCTGGTGAGTCGGCTCTACAATTAATTGGTCAGCAAATTGACGGCTTATGGGCACAACAAGCTGAAAACCGTGCAGTAGCAACTGTATTCGGTATTCGCAACCTTGACCAAGCTGGCGATAAGTCGCTAAGCATTGATATTTCTGCTGGTTCAGGTATCACTGACGCAAACCGCTTCAATGTTGACGCTTTTATTGACGTAGAAGCAACGATGAAGCGTAGCTCTCGTGGTACTGGTGCACTAGTTGTACACCCTAAAGTTGCCGCAGCAATGCGTAAAGCGCAATTACTTGTTCCATTTACCGATCCAGCTAACTTGCGTACTGTGAATACATACAATGGTCGTGTAGTAGTTGAATCTGATCGTGGCACATTAATTGCCGGTACAGCAACCACAGCTCGTTACATTTCTTACTTCTTGAATGTTAACTCATTCGCTGCCGAGTCAGTGCGTAACGTGCGTGACATGAAGCTAAGCTCAACTGAGTTGACTGGTAACGGTGCAGGGCATGAATTGCTACATACTCGTCGTGACATGTTGATTCATCCGATGGGTTATAGCTTCCTTGGCACAACCTTGACAGGCGGTACTAAAAACGAAGCATTGTTCGCGTCATGGTCGGATTTAACACTCGCTACCAACTGGCAGAAAGTTTTAGATAACGACAATATTCCGTTCCGTTATTTAGTTACCAACATTTAAGGAGTAAAGAAAAATGACTTTACCTAAAGATACGGTTAAACCGAATTACAATTATACATACCCATCTGAACGCCAGCACTACGATGAAACAGGCTCAACTGTTGCAGTAGGTCGTGTGGCTGATCCTGCCAAGTCTGGTGCTGACTATGGGATTACCGATCCCAAGATGGTTGAGCCGATTGCTGGAACTGGCTCTGAAACTGGTAATGGAGCGGGTACGCCATAATCAAAATCAGTTAAAAAGAAAGCATCCGTTATGGGTGCTTTTTTTATTAGTAAAAATAATAACAAATTATTTAAGTATAAGGATTACTGATTTTATATACATAATAATATATGTAATAATCTACTTACATGATCGAGGGTAGCTTTAATGTACTGGAA